GGGAAAGCCACACCTAGATGGCATAAAGGTACAGAAAAATGAATGATGAAACCATGACTTCCGATACAACGGAAAGTGGATATCTAACAGTAGCAGATGCAGCTTCACAGATTGAAGGTATGTTATCTACTCCAGAGGACTCCACAAAGGAACAACCAGAAGTAGTAGAAGAACAAACTGAAGTAGCTGAAGAAGTAGAGGAAGCAGAAGACGAAGCGGATTACGAGGAAGCTGTAGAAGCAACCGAAGATGAAGTAGAGGAATATGAAGACTCCGAAGTTGAAGAATCTGAAGAAGTTGAGGAAGAACAAACTTTCACCATCAAAGCAGCAGGTGAAGAAAAAGAAGTTACCCTTGATGAACTAAAGAAGTCTTATCAACTAGGCACTGATTATACTAAAAAGACTCAAGAAGTAGCTGAACAGCGTAAAATCATTGAGCAAGAAGCTAAAGCTATTATTGAAGCTAGAAAAGTTAGAGATGAATATGCATCAAAATTACAGGCAGTAGAAAACTTCTTAATGAGTAACAATGATACTCCAGAAGATTTAGCTGCTATGAGTGAGAACGACCCAATAGGATATGCTAAAGTCGTAGCAGATATGACTTTACAAAAAGAGAAACTACAAACAATACAGGCTGAAAAGTACCGACTTGCACAAGAGCAACAATCGGAAAGAGCAAATCAGTTACAACAGTTTGTACAAGAAGAAGCACAAAAATTATCAGTATCCTTACCAGAGTTTTCAGACAAAGCTAAAGGCGAACAAGTCCGTAATGACATTCGTAGCTATGGCAAAAAGATTGGATTCACAGATGCAGAGTTATCTCAAGTCTATGATTCTCGTCATGTATTGGTATTACATAAAGCAGCACAGTATGACAAATTAATGGCAGGTAAAGCTAATGTTAAGAAGAAGGTAGCGAAAGCTCCTAGAACAGTCAAGGGTGGTGCAAAGGTAAAACAAACCAATATAGATATAAAACGAAAACAGATGGCAAGGCTAAAGCACTCTGGAAGAAAAGAAGATGCGGCAGCCTTATTTGAAAACTTTATTTAAGGAAACATAAACAATGGCAACATATTTAACTTACACCGATAAAGTCGGTGATGTGCAACAAAGTAACAGAGAAGATTTAACAGATGTAATTTATAACATCTCACCAACAGATACTCCTTTCATGAGTACAATTGGTAAATCTACAGCAAAGGGTACATATCATGAGTGGCAAGTAGACGAATTAGCTGATGCAGTTGATGACAACGCAGCAGTTGAGGGTGCAGATGCTACTGCTATGACTTTGAACCCAACAACTCGTGTGGGTAACAGAACTCAAATCTCACAAAAGACTATCCAAATTGCAGGTACACAAGAGATTGTGGACAAAGCAGGTAAGAAGTCTGAAAAAGCATACCAACTTGCAAAAGTTTCTGCTGAACTAAAACGAGACATGGAGAAAGCTCTCCTATCTAACAACCCTGCTGATGCAGGTACTTCAGCTACAGCTAGAAATCTTGGTGGCTTACAAACATGGCTAGAAACTAACTATGTTGGTACAGGTACAGCAGGTAAAGGTGGTACTGATGCTCGTGTTGAAGGTACTCCTGCTGCATTTACAGAAGATATGCTTAAAGATGCAGTTCGTAAAGCATATGAAGCAGGTGGTGACCCAACTATTCTTATGGTTACTCCACATTGCAAACAAGTAGCTTCTACATTCACAGGTATTGCAGGACAGCGTTATCAAGCTCCTGCTGATAAAGCAACTACTATCATTGGTGCTGCTGATGTCTATCTATCAGACTTCGGTACAGTTTCTGTTGTTCCTAACAGACTAATGGCAGATGCAACTACTTCAGGTGATGTAGCATTTGTGCTAGACCCAGAGTATGCTTCTGTAGCATATCTACGCCCATTCCAAACTAATGAATTGGCTAGAACTGGTGACAGTGAAAAAACTCAACTTTTAGTAGAATACACACTACAAGTTAAAAACGAAGCAGCACACGCAATTATTGCTGATTTAGATAAGTAATATGGTTATTGCCCCTTCGGGGGCATTACCCTTACAGGACAACTATGAAAAAACATAAAGTACATGATGTAGGTGATGGCATTGTTATTGAAACAGCACAAGATGTCACTGATATTGTTGAGCGTAATAAAATAGAATACAACAACTCTACTAGCACTTGGGGTGAAGATGTATTTGACAACAAGATAGCAAGTATTCCTATGGTCGTAGTAGATGAACTAAACAAACAAAAAATTATGAGAGGATTCCATGTTCTGGATGTGAAGAAGTTTAAAGCTTTCTTAAATCATCCTGACAACAGATTCTTCAGAACAAAACAAGGTAGAATATAATGGCAGTCTTTAAATCTTATAGTGACTTGAAAGTACAGGTAGCTAATTATCTAGCAAGGCAAGACCTGACTGATAGCATACCTACATTCATAGAAATGGCAGAGATTAGATTAAACAGAGATTTAAGGTTAAGACAGA